AAAAGAGAATGTCATTAATTGACAACTTACGATTTGATTTCGCCTTCTTAACAATGCTTAAGAATGACGAGAGAGAACAAACAGCAACAGGTGGTTCGCTTAATGCTTACTTCAATGGTGTTCCGTTTCAACATTATATTCTTTTTAAGACTATATGTTTGATGCCTGAAACCAAAGAAGGTCTTACGACTAGAGCAATAGCGGACACTTGTGAGAAAGTCTTTGGATATAGATTACTTTCACCATCAGTAAGCAGAGCAATCGAAAGTCTGAAGAAAGTTAATCTTGTGTCTAGAATAAATAACCCATTTAACAATCAAAGATATGCTTGGGTTAAACTTACTAGCAGAGGATTAAAACTTAAAGCAATCTTAAAAGGTGACAACTATGACAAGTTTAAGATTGGCAATATGCGTGAGTTAGAAAGTAACATTGTGGAAACACCTAACTTTACAATTAGTAAGGAGAAGCAATGAAGCAATCCATACTTACTTATGTAAAGACACGACTGCCTTCAGGTATCAGACTTCATAAAGACGATACGATGATAGTAGATGTGTCTAAGCAGGTTGAGAAAGATGGTAAGAAAAAACTTTTAAGGATTTCTAAAACTATTAAGTTGGGAATACCTGAAGGAGCTGATGATGTTACTGCTAAGTCTTTGTTTGAGAAAGCACTGAACGAAGCAGTGATGTTAAAGTTAAGTATGCAGAAACAAGTAGCAACTAATGGTTATGCACAAATGTACGAACAGAAGAAAGTTGGTACAGCTACATTAGGTGGTATTTGGCAAAACTATTATCTTGCAGAAGCTAACTCTAAAGCTGAACAACATTCTAGAAACATTGTAATTTATTATAATGATATAGTTGAGTTCTTCAGTTCAGATAAAAAACTAAATAGTTTTACTTATGAAGAACTAGATAGTTTTAAAGTTTGGCTTAAAGATAAAATAATACAAAGACAAAACAACAGTATAGGTACAGCTTCTAGTTCATCTATTAATAAAAGATTAGGTGTTATTAGAGAGTTAATTCGTTTGGCTATTAAACATAGACTGATGAATTACACTGAATGTTTAAATCCAAATCCTTCAATTAAGAATTTAGGGATAGAGGATTTACCAAGAGGTGAGAGTACACCTAAACCAGTAATGTCTTTGCGAGAACAAGAAAAGTTTATTGAGACTATTGAACAATCAGGCGATGAAGTGTTTGCTGACATGATGACGTGGGCATTTCATACAGGCATGAGACATTCAACAGAACTTAATAAATTTACAATTCATAATATTAATTTTGTAAATCACACTATTCAATTTTACAGAGAGAAAACTAAAAAGATGTCAGTAGTATTTCCTCTTTCTAAAAGATGTATAGAGATTGCAAAGAAGTATCGTGAAGTTGCTTTAGCTAGAGAAGATGGAAAAGTATTTCCTTTTGGAAAACAATACATCAGAACTAGATGGGCAAAGTACGTTAAAGAATGTGGATTGAATAATACCTACACACCTTATGTTACGAGACATACTTTCATAACAAGGTTAGTGGAAGAAGGAGTTTCAGACAGAGTTATATCTGATTTAGCAGGTCATACTTGTATGGAAACTACTAGTAAATATTATAAAAAATCTACAAGTAAACTTTTGACTAACGCAGTTTTATCTTTGGATAATGCTAGAGACGAATACTTAGATAGCAAAAATTCAATGATTGGTCACAACTCAAACAAACGTAAGGTTGAAAATGAATAAACATTTACATATAAGTTCAAAGATTGGGCAAGTGGCGGAATTGGTACACGCACCAGTCTTAGGAACTGGCGGAGCAATCCATAAGGGTTCAAGTCCCTTCTTGCCCACCAAGTATGTAGATGTAGGAGTTAGAATTAATGAAGTTGGTTGCAATAGCATTTGCAATAGGGCAGATGAGGTTGCAATGGACAAAAAATTATTAGCGGTAGGTCTAAAGAATAACCAGAATACTAGTCTTAGGAAATACCAAGATAATTCTCACAGGTGCAATAGTGCAGATTACTATTGTATTACCTCATCAATTCTAGCATTTAACAAACATTTCACTAGTGAACTATTCTTGCAACCATTGCAAATTGTCCACTGCAAACACTCACTAGTTCAACGATAGGTTCACATTATGTCCACAAATAGTCTATTAGACCAGCAAATACAGGAGTTAGTTAAGGTTGGAGTAGGGGGTAAGTACCGAACAGACAAGGATTACTTAAAACTTATAGCCGATGAATTAATACATGAGGAGCAGATGATGAAAGGTGGCATCACTAGATATAGGAAACAAATAACTGATGCCAAATCTAAGGGTCAAGAAAGTACAACTTTGTATGGAATTGTTATTCAGCAAAAGTACATCACCCTGTTATCTGAACAAATAAACAAAGACGTTAAAACTTTACAAGAAGGTGGAGCTGGTAACAGGCACACTGCTTTAAAGCTATTATGTCAGTGCCTACCTAAGTCAGCTTTTAATGATGGTATATTTTTAGACAACAACCCAAGCATTTGGGACAGTGTTAGTTTAGTTATACTTAAGAACTCAATAGACTGCGTATCAACTCAAAGTACCATTAATAAATTGGCTATGAATATAGCTCAAGGTTTAATGATGGAAGCTAGAATTAATACCTTTAAAGATAACGAAAAAGAAAGTTTCAATAAAGTTAATAGGTATCTTAATTCATCAGGGTTTAAACAATCCAAAAATAAATACAGATATAAACGCAACGTATGGGTTTATTTTATTAATAAATCTAAACTTGTTTTTGATAACTGGGAGAAGTCAGACAGACTTCACTTAGGTGTTAAGATGATTAGCTACTGTGAACAACTTGGATTGATAACTCATAGGAACAGGAAGTTAGCTAGGAATAAAACTGTTTGTTATGTGGAAGCTACTGAAAAACTTATTCAAGAAATAGATAATTTCAACATACGAAATGAAGCATTAACACCTGCTTTCCTACCAATGATAAGCCCACCTTTAGATTGGACTAGTCCTTTTTCAGGCGGCTATTACGGAAGAAAATATAACGAAAAAAATAAACCAGAGGAAACTTTAAATGCACTACAATCTAATCAAAGCAAGTAACAGAAGATACTTAGAAGAACTTAAAAATAAATTCCACGAGTTTGAGCATGTGGTGAAGTCAGTAAATGTACTTCAACAAACTGAGTGGATAATTAACGAAGACATTTATCAGGTCATTAAAAAATGTGTGGAAAATAATTTTACTTTAGGAAAGCTCCCACTTAATCCTGACCTAATAGACTTACCACCTAAACCACTAGACATAGCTACAAACAAAGAAGCTAAAACTAAATGGAAAAGAATGGCACACCAAGTCTATACCGATAGAAACAAACAGAAGTCTAAACACATTCAGGTTAAACAAATATTTACTGAAGCAACTGAGATGAGAAAGACTAAAGGTTTCTTCTATCCATTACAGTTAGATTTTAGAACTCGCATCTATGCTAAACCTGCAATGCTCACTATGCAAAGTGCAGATTACTCTAAAGCATTAATTAAATTTAAGTATGGCAAACGTATGCAGACAGATGATGCCTTTGTTAATTTTGCAATAGCTGGAGCAAATCTATTTGGTGAAGTTGATAAAGAAAGTTTAAAGACAAGAGTTGATTGGGTTCAAAAGTATGAAGCTCAAATTATATCAACTGCTAAGTCTCCCTTTGAAGATACTTGGTGGACATTAGCAGACAAGCCATATCAGTTTTTAGCTTGGTGTTTTGAATATAAAGCATTTGCTGAAACTGATTATGACCCAGATTTTATTACAACATTACCTATTCAATCTGATTGTTCTAACTCAGGACTTCAACATTACTCTGCAATGATGAGAGATGAAGTAGGTGGTCTTGCAACTAACTTAATTCCTTTAGATAAACCTAATGATGTGTACGCACTTGTAGCTCTAAAGGTTATAGAAAAATTAAAAACTAGAAGTGAACCATTAGCGGCACTTTGGTTGGAATATGGTATCGACAGGAAACTCTGCAAGAAACCTGTTATGTGCTTACCATACTCACTAACCAGATACTCTTGCAGAGCATACTTAGCAGAGCATGTAGTTAAACAGTTAAGTGAACGTGGTGTTACGCATAAATTTGGAGACGATTTATTTCAAGCTACCAATTATCTAACCCCAATCGTATGGGACAGCATCAATGAAGTTATTGTTGGAGCTAAACAAATTATGAAATATCTAAAAGATATATCCTCATTAGTCTCATCAGAAAATCTACCAGTAAGCTGGGTAACACCATTAGGATTTCCAGTTATGATGGCTTGTTACAAGACTGAAAGTCAAAGAGTTAAAACTAAAATGGGTGATAGTATATTAAAGTTATCCTACCAAACTAATACTAACCTTATAGATAAACGTCAGACATCGCAGAGTATATGTCCAAACTTTATCCATTCATTAGATGCTTCAGTATTACAGTTAGCTGTAGTTAAAGCACATGAACAGGGAGTGGATAGTTTCTGTATGATACACGATAGTTTTGGAGTTACTGCACCTGATGTTAATACTATGGCTAATGCAGTAAGAGATAGCTTCTGTGAAATTTATCAACAAGATGTTCTTAAGAACTTTGCTGATGATATGTTTAAAATGCTTTCACATAAGAACCAAAAGAAGTTTCCTAAACTACCTCAAAAAGGCAACCTAAATTTAGACGATGTAAAGAACTCTAAGTTCTTCTGTATATAAAACAGTAACCATTGCACTAGTGGAATAAAGTGACACTTTCAGCTAACTAACAATCTTAAGGAGTATAATATGATTGAAGCTAAAAGAATGGTGTCACCATTAGGTGAAGCTGTTTACCCACACTTAAACAAACCTGATGTTAAATTTAATCCGCAAGGAGAATACAAGATAACATTAAAATTAAATAAATCAGACGCATCTAAATTTATTGCAGAGATAGATAAATATATTGATGACTGTCTTGCCGACTATGAAAAAGGTGCAAAAGGTAAAAAAATAAAACAAGCACCTAAACCTTATACAGTTGAAGGTAATAATTTTTTCTTAAAATTAAAACTTAAAGCTAGTGGTTTAAATAAAAAAACACAAGAGACGTACACACAAAAACCAGCATTGTTTGATGCAAAGAAAAATCCTTTTCCAATAGATAAAAGTATTTGGGGTGGTTCAAAAGTTAAAGTTGCTTTTGATTTAGTTCCTTATTCAGTTGCATCTATCGGTTCAGGAGTGACTGCAAGAATAAAAGCTGTTCAAATTATAGAACTAGTAGAAGGCGGTTCTAAAGAAGAAAACCTTTTTAAAGTAGAAGATGGTTACACTTCAGAAATAAATACAAATAATGAAACGTCAGCAGTTCAAGCGAACTCGGATTTCTAATACAGTATTTCTTAAATCTGGTTTAGAGGAAGTAGTTTACAATTTCTTAAATAATAACAAAATAAAATTTGTTTATGAAGGATTTAAGATTACTTACTCTATGCCTGAACAGAAGAAAACTTACACAGTAGATTTTCCTATTAATAAAGTTCTTATAGAAACTAAAGGTGCTTTCAATTCAGCAGATAGAAAGAAACATAGATTAATCAAAGAGCAACACCCTGAGTTAGATTTAAGATTTATCTTTTCAAATTCTAAAACAAAGATTGGGAAGAAATCTCAAACTACCTATGGGAAATGGTGTGAACTATTTGGTTTTAAATATCACTGCATAGCAACAACAAAGAAACCATTTCCAAATGAATGGTTAAAAGAAATTCAGGAGAAACAAAATGGCTAGAAAAGAAACTAAATACATCGTTATACATTGCTCGTTATCTAAACCTTCAATGAAGGTAGATGCTAAAGTAATAGACCAATGGCACAGAGCTAGAGGTTGGTTACAGATAGGTTATGCTCGTGTGATTAAAAGAGATGGAACTATAGAACAGGGCAGAGGTGATGATGAATTACAAGCTCATTGTGAAGGTTATAATCATTGTTCAACAAGTGTCTGTTTAGTTGGTGGATTATCTGAGGATAATAAAAACACTGATAACTTTACAGCAGAACAATGGGATAGCTTAAAAAAATTATTAGCTGAACTTGTTCTTAAATATCCTGAAGCAAGAATAGTTGGTCATTATGAACTTAATGAACATAAGACTTGCCCAAACTTCAATGTAAGAACTTATTTGTTACATGAAGATATTGAGAATTATAAATTTCAAGACGCACTAATGGACAGTGCAGATGAACAAGAAGCTCTAAAAGCTGGTGAACTCTAATAATGAAAGTTCTTTTATAAGACACTCTCCTTGTCCTGATTGCGGTTCTAAGGATAATTTAGGTGTCTATACAGACCACACACATTGTTTCGGTTGCAAAGAAACAAAATATTTTAACGCACCACAAGACACAACACAAATTCCAAAAGTAAGGACTGATATGATTGACGGAACAATACAAGCATTACCAAAAAGAAAAATTAACTCAGATACCTGTAAAGTATTTAATTATGAAATTGGTTTTTACAAAGATAAGCCAGTTCATATCGCAAACTACTTTGATAAAAGTTATAAGAAAGTAGCCCAACATTTAAGGTTCGTTGATAAATCTTTTATTTGGCTAGGTGATGTAAATTCAATCACTCTTTTTGGACAACAAAGCTGGAGAGATGGCGGTAGAATGGTTATCATAACTGAAGGGGAGATAGATGCTATGTCTGTTTCCCAACTTCAGAATAATAAATATCCAGTTGTCTCTGTACCATCAGGAGCTACATCAGCTAAAAAATATATTAAAAAAGAATTAGAATGGCTTTCTAAGTTTGACAGCATTGTTCTTATGTTTGACAACGATGAAGCAGGTATTTCTGCTTCCATTGATTGTGCATCAATTCTTCCAGTTAAGAAAGTTAAGATTGCAAAACTTCATGGTAAAGATGCTAACGAATTATTATTAGATAACAAAGGTGATAAAGTTATAGACGCAATATGGGGAGCTAAACCATATACACCTCAAGGAATTATATTAGGAGAAGATACAAAAGAATTATTACTTATAGATGAAGCATCTGAAAGTATTCCTTATTGTTGGAATGGTTTAAATCAAAAACTTTCAGGAATAAGATTTGGAGAACTTACATTATTAACTGCTGGTTCAGGCACAGGTAAATCTCAAGTATGTAGAGAAATTGCTTATGATATTATTAGTAGAGGATTTAAAGTTGGTTACATTGCTTTAGAAGAAAGTGTTAAGAGAAGTATTAGAGGAATTGTTTCAATCCCACTTAATGCTCCAATACATAATCCTGAAGTAAAGAAAACAATACCTGAAGAACTTATTGTTACTGCTTGGGAAAATATAAAAGATAAGATTTGTTTCTACGACCACTTTGGTTCTAGTGATAGTGAAGATTTAATAGGTCGTATTCGCTATATGGTGCAAGGATTAGACTGCAAAGTTATATTCTTAGACCACATATCTATTGTTATTTCAGGCATAGAAGAAGGTGATGAGAGAAGATTAATAGACAACACAATGACTAAACTAAGAAGTTTAGTTGAAGAATTGAAGTGTGCAATGTTTGTTGTCTCACACTTAAAAAGACCTGAAGGTAAAGGACATGAAGAAGGACAAGTTACTTCTTTAAATCAATTAAGAGGTTCTCACTCATTAGCTCAATTATCAGATGCAGTAATTGGTTTTGAAAGAAATCAACAATCTGAAAGCGATAGCAATGTAATGCAAGTTAGAGTTTTAAAGAACAGGTTCAGTGGTGACACTGGAATTGCAACAACATTAATTTACGACAAACAAACAGGAAGATTAACAGAAGGTACATTTGATGAATAAACAAATATTAGGAAAATTTATATTAGGTTATCTAGTTGAGAAACCAGATTACTTAAGTCTGTCTATAGAACAGAAGCAAGTTGTGTATGAAACTTGTCAAACTATTATGACTGCAATCTATAATGCAATTAGATATGAAAATGTTTTTCCAGTTATAATGTGTGGAGATGCTGAAGCTAAGAAAGTAATTTCAAAAGCAATGTCAGGCATAGCAGAGTTTCTCCCAAGTACAGATAAAATAACAATAACTCAAATACATTAATTATGGATAATTTTATTTTACAAAAATTTAGAGAACAAGTTGCTAGACAAATTGCAAGAGCTGAACGTATAAGAAATATTTTTGCAATAGTTATATTTATATTAGTTCTAGTAGCTTTTGTTCACATCGTAACTAAACAATATAGTTTAGCTAAATATTTTTTTTTATAAAAACATCTAACCACACTTATACTTTATCAATAGATAAAGGTGAGACCTGCACTGAAGCAATAGAAAAATTTACAAAAAATAAATTAACGTACAATGGTGAGAGAATAGTTCTTACTGGTTGTTACAAAATAAATTAATATGAAATTAGTAATAGACGTTGAAACAAATGGTTTCTTAGATAAATTAAACAAAGTTCATTGCTTAGTTTGTAAAGATACAGAAACAAATAAACTCTATTCATTTAATCCTAAGAATATTAAAGAAGGTTTAGAATTAATTAAAAATGCTAAAACTTTAATCGGTCACAACATACTTTTTTTTGACTTACCTGCTTTAGATAAAGTCTATGGTTTTAAATTTAATGGTGAAGTAGTTGATACATTATTATTAAGCAGACTAATTTGGACAAATAGAATTGAACAAGACTGTAAGTTAAATTCTTTCCCACCTAAACTTATAGGTAAACATTCTATTGAAAGTTATGGTTATAGATTTGGTTTATTAAAAGGTGATTTTAAAGATAAAGAAAATTTTCAAGAATGGTCTCAAGCAATGCAAGACTATTGTGAGAGAGATGTAGAGATTACAGATAAGTTATTTAAACTTATTAAGAACCAAAACTACTCTAAAGAAGCTATAGAATTAGAGCATAAGTTTGCTTACTGGATTAAGAAACAAGAGGATTATGGGGTA